GTAACATTAGATACATCCCACTTACTTATATCACCATTAAATCGAGAACCATCGAACATTGAATCCATATTAATTACATTAGATACATCCCACTCACTTATGTCACCATTAAAATTAGAGTTTTTGAACATAAAGTCCATATCAGTAACATTAGAAGTATCCCATTTACTTATATCATTATTAAATATAGAACTACCAAACATATAACTCATATCAGTAACATTAGAAACATCCCATTTACTTATATCATTATTAAATATAGAACTACCAAACATATAACTCATATTAGTTACATTAGACACATCCCATTTACTTATATCACCATTGAATTTAGAATTACTGAACATAAAACTCATATTATCAACACTAGATACATCCAAGTCATTAAGATCAGCATCATCAGGCCTCTCTGAAATGATCTTCCTTAAATGTCCACCATCTCTTACTTTAATCATAACTCTAATATCTCCATAAAAATGCCCATGCGTTTCATTGGTATCATGTAAGTTAAATATTCGTCCCATGAATCCGCTTTTATAGGCGAATTGCCAAACATATCACTCATATCAGCAATATCAGACACATTCCATTCAGTAATATCTCTATTAAACTCAGAACCATAAAACATGCTATTCGTGTATATTAATTTAGAGGTCACCCATTTACTTATATCACCATTAAACTTAGAATTTTCAAACATTCTACTCATTCTAATGACATTAGACACGTCCCATTTACTTATATCACCATTAAACTTAGAATTTTCAAACATTCTACTCATGTCAATAACTTTAGATACATTCCATCCACTTATATCACCATTAAACTCAGAATCCCTAAACATTCTACTCATGTCAATAACTTTAGATACATTCCATCCACTTATATCACCGTTAAACTCAGAACCACTAAACATTGATCTTGTACTAGTTAATCTCGATATATTCCATCCACTTATATCACCATTAAATTTAGAATTTTTGAACATCGCCCGTGCATTGAATATATTAGATACATCCCAATCACTTATATTCCCATTGAATTCAGAATCCTTGAACATGGAATCCATATCAATAACATTAGATATATCTAAATCATTAAGATCAGCATCATCTGGACCCATATTAATTATCTCTTTTAAATGATGCTTATCTCTTACTTTAATCACAACTCTAATATTTCTATGAAAATGCCCATATTTCTATGAGGTTCTTGCTGTTTATTATAATCCTTAACATCTATTATAATTGAACATATTAATCACACTTGTTACATCCTAATTACTTATATCACCATTGAACGTTTGAACACATCCTTCATATCAGTTATACCAGATACATCTAAGTCGTTAAGATCAGATCTTTCGTTGATAATATTCTGTAAATGAGTTTCATTACCTATTTTAATCACAATTCCAATATATCTATAAAGAGACCTAAACGTTTTCTAGGAATCGTGTAAGTTAAATACTCATCCCAAGATTTTGCTTTTATAGGGGTATGATTGAACATATAATTATCATCAATTACATTAGATACATCCCAATTACTTATGTCACCATTGAATGGTGAATTATTGAACATAAAACTCATATTAATAACTTCAGATACATCCCATTTACTTATATCACCATTAAATCGAGAATCATTGAACATAAAACTCATATTGGTAACATTAGATACATCCCAGCCACTTATATCACCATTGAATTCAGAGTCACCAAACATATCACTCATATCAGTAACATTAGACACATCCCACTCACTTATATCACCATTAAACTTAGAATTATTGAACATAAATCTCATATTAGTTACATTAGACACATCCCATTTACTTATATCACCATTGAATGATGATGTACTGAACGTGTTACGTATAGTAGTTACGTTGGAGACGTCCCACTCACTTATGTCACCATTAAAATTAGAGTTTTTGAACATAAAGTCCATATCTGTAACATTAGAAATATCCCATTTACTTATATCACCATTGAACTCAGAGTCTTTGAACATATAATCTGTATCTGTAACATTAGACATATCCCATTGACTTATATCACCATTGAAAGTAGATCCTTTAAAAACCCAACTCATATCAGTAACATTAGAAACATCAAGGTCATTAAGATCAGCATCATCAGATCTTTCATTGATAATATTCTGTAAATGTGTTCTATTACCTATTTTAATCATAATTCCAATATTTCCATAAAGAGACCTAAACGTTTTCTAGGAATCGCGTAAGTTAAATACTCATCCCAAGATTTTGCTTTTATAGGGGAATTATGGAACATATAACTCATATCAGTAACATTAGAAGTATCCCATTTACTTATATCACCATTAAATGGTGAATTATTATATAACATATAACTCATATCAGTAACATTAGACACATTCCACTCACTTATATCACTATTGAATTTAGAACTACTAAACATATAACTCATATCAGTAACATTAGAAGTATCCCATTTACTTATATCATTATTAAATATAGAACTACCAAACATATAACTCATATCAGTAACATTAGAAACATCCCATTTACTTATATCATTATTAAATATAGAACTACCAAACATATAACTCATATTAGTTACATTAGACACATCCCATTTACTTATATCACCATTGAATTTAGAACTATTAAACATAAATCTCATATCAGTAACATTAGAAACATCCCACTTACCTATATCACCATTGAATTTAGAACTACCAAACATATAACTCATATCAGTAACATTAGAAACATTCCACTCACTTATATCACCATTGAATGGTGATTGATTGAACATATCACTCATATCAGTAACATTAGAGATGTCCCACTCACTTATATCACCATTAAATTTAGAGTGCATGAACACATTACTCATATCAGTAACATTAGAAACATCAAGGTCATTAAGATCAGCATCATCAGATCTTTCATTGATAATATTCTGTAAATGTGTTTTACTATTTATTTTAATCACTAATGTAGCTCATATACTTATATCGTCCACCTAATGCTTTGGACACTTGTTCATACGTATCTTTTTTATCTAATAATACATTAAATGAGTATGGTCGTTTTGTTCCAGTTCTTGATGCTATATTCAGCATTTTAATATTTTCTTCAGTTAATATATCTGAATCAGTGAAAAGAACTTGATTGAATTTCATCTTCAGTAGTTTCTGTATAATTAAAACTACTCCCTTAGGGAAAATTGTTCCACCACCCCATGATAATTTAAATAGATTTTTCAAGGGTTTCGTAGTTCCGATAAAATCTAGTCTACTTCCATCTTTTGTTAGAATATCCATAGGACGCTTCAACTCAATGTACGTGTGGTTCCGTCCTCTTGGATCTATAATAACCTTATACATAGCATAATCAGAGTCAAACCTGATAATATACACATTTTTCACACCTGTAGATTTACTCTTATCAATCAACTTTAATATATCGATGCTAATATCTTCAATTATACCACTCATACTCCCAGAAGAGTCAAGTACAAACATTAGATTTTGTTCATTTTCCTCATCTTTGATTATACCAGCTTTGATGCTGATCTTGCTGTTAGTGCTAGCTGTTGCTAGAGACGCTCTAGTACGTCTACTCAACTTAGTTATAGACTCCTCTTCTTTAACTTTCTTTTTAGGAATCATCATTCGTAGCAGTTTAAGCCAGTTGATAGGTTTAAAATCAGAATTTTGATTAAGATCTTTGATGTTTTTATCTCTCTCTTCAGCGCGTTTAGTTCGAGAGTCAATTGATTTTCGTCTATCTGCAGCAGATTCATTTTGCTGTTCTTCTTTCATTTTCTTAATAGCATTTTCAATTTCATCAGCAGTCATTTCATCAGCTGCATCAACAATATCATCTGATGATTTTTTCATAGCATCATCCAACAAATCATCTCGCGATTCTCCATCTTGACCATCTTGACCATCTTGACCATCTTGACCATCTTGACCATCAGATGTAGAATCTAACTTCTCATGATTATCATCCATATGATGATCCATCTGATCGTCAGCATTCTGTTTCTGAACATCAGTCATAGATTCTATATCTTCTATAATATCATCCTGCATATCATTCATTGTAGTATAATTATCATAGTTATAATTAGATGAATATAATCCAATTGGTAATTGCTCATACCCAGCTTTAACTAGATTAGCATTGCTGATGAAATCACCTAAATAATTCTGGACAATTGGTGTCATACCTTCTTTCTTTGATTGAAAGAAATGATCTCCGTGTATGATATGATATATTTCATGTAGAATTAGAAACTCAATGTACGCTAAATTATCTGATACTAAACCACCATTAGATTTGTATATGCTACCTTTCGGTTTTATCTCTTTATAAGAAGCGTATGTGATTAATTGATTAATAAAGTTAATATTAAATACAATATCACCCTCAGGAGACGCTGATGCAGTATCAACGTTTTTAACCCAATCAGGTTGTTTCACAAAGGACGGCATAGGAGTGTACATGATATTAAGTTTAACACGTTTACCTGTCATAGGATCTTTGATTTTGAGGAAATTCTTATTCTTAACTAGAATATAATTAAAGAGTATTTTAAACTCTTCGACATTGAATTTTTCTGTATGATCAATCTCTTTAATCATACTAAACAATATGCTTTCAATAACATTCTTTCTAGCATCTGCATAGAATCTATCAGGTCCATCTTTCATTTTTTCTAAAGCTATTTCACTTTGAAATTGTACATCTGCTTTAATCGTAGCAACTGATTTACCAGACGTGTCTGATATTTTGTTGATCAAATTGACTACGAAAGGTGTACTCATTGTTGATGTTGAAAATGTAACACCTTTCTGAGATTTAATACCACTTCCAGCAATCTCACTTAAAAAATTCTTCATATAATACCTTTAATTATCATTTAATTATACCGCATCGTGTGTGTTATATAAACATATTATTTTTATTTTCTTTTGCCATATCAATCATCGATATCAATTCATCGTATCGAGTGTATATATTCGTCATATAATCAATGAACGGTATATCATTATACATACCATCATTTTTAAGGATCTTATTCATTAACGGTTTTAAGATCATCTCAATGAATTTATTACTCAATCCATTTGTAATCTCTCCACTATATTTCGACCAATCAACCTTCATCAGCAACTTTCTAATATCGAGTAGATTATCAAATATAACAGCAATATCATTGGTTTGTGATTTCTCTATGAGAACATCACTAATCTCATTGATGATAATATCAACATCATTAGTATCGATTATAGTCTCTAAAATATCTTTAACACCGTCATAATTAAGCAACTCCTCAATAGACTCAGAATCATTGAATATACCTCTCATTGATACAATAGCTTCAGATTGAATACTATTCATCAATTCCTCTATAACAGTATATTGACTAGATAAAGTGGTTTGAATATACAAATCAAATTTACTCATAAACTCAGTATCCACTAAATTGTGTTTGCTGATAATAAACTTAAATGCACCAACCATTGTTTCTTTAACAGCATCGATTATAACATTGATATATTCATCAGATTCAACGTCACTGTAATTAACATCGCTATCATACCCATCAATGATCAAAGCACTTACAACATTCTCAATACTACCGATCATCATATCATCAAATTCACGAGGTGATACATATACAACATTGAAACCATCAGTCCAATAGAAATGTCCATCATTAACATTCAAAGTATTTCCATCTGGATCAACATCTGATTTAAATGTATCAACGATACCATCGAATACTTCTGATACAACGGGACTAATATCAAATCCAATTGTATCTTTGTTATTCTTGTATACAGTTACACTTTTGAAATATTGAAATAATTTAATGTAATTAGCTTCAGCTGTTACGATATCCACTACATCTTTCATATGATCAGTTAAGGTTTCCGCACCTACATCTACTGGATTCATAGCTCCTACAATCATAATATCTTTAGGGATTTCAACTTGACCTACTTTCTTATCTAGTATCAAAGCTCTGATACCATTAAAGACTGATGGAGTAGCAACACGAGTAATCTCATCTAAGAATAGTATATGAGTATACTTATAACCGTTTACAGGCTCTATTGATTCATCATAATCAGCCATGATTTGAGCATGTAGAGGAGGTGTTGTAAACTCTGTTGTTGTTACACCCCCATTAGTTGATGGAGTAGTTAATCCGATTACATCTTCTGAATTTAATACAGAGCAATCAATATCAATCTTCTTGAGTGAGTATGTTTCACATATATTATCAATAATCGTTGTCTTACCTAAGCCTGGTTTTCCAGATATGATAGGAACATATTTACGATCGTTACCCATCTTCAACTTAGATTCAATCTGACCAGAAAGATTATCTCTCCAATCTTCATCTTCTATAACAACGATATCTTCAGCATTAATATCAGATGAATCAGTAATCAATTTCTTAACTAGATCAGCATATTTAGGATATAAACTAGATAATTCTCCAGTCTCATAATCTTTCATATTATCTCTAATATACGTCAACAGTCTATTAGCTGCTATATTACTTGATGCTGGTATATTAGCATTCACATATTTGATAATTTCTTCCCAACGTCTCGGTGACACTCTAATTTCAGCTTCTGTAGATTTATCTTTAACACCCATTTCTTCATCTTTGAGTGCATCAATAAACGCATTATACACTTCAGGTGTAATGGGATCCTGTTTATCACCTATTTCTTCACCGGTTATTGGATCAATATTAGTGAACTTATCAGCCATATATGTCATGAAACCAGCAGCTTCAGGTTTATCAAACTCAACCTCTTGGAATTGCTGGTTTAATGCTATACCGTCCAAGGAACCATCAGAATCATCCATATTAGATGAGTAAATGATATATGTATTAGCTGGGATCGCAGTAGTACCAATCTTACCATTCAATATAGTTCTGAATAAATTCTGAATCCTAGTGGATCCTGAACGGAAGAACTCATCAATGAACAATACATTAGTATAATTTAACGAAGCAATTACATTTTTTAACTGTGCTGCTAAAGGAGCTAATGCTCTATTAGCTTTAAGGAATTTTTCATATTCAACATCTTTGATTGGTTTTGCTTTTCTAAGTGTTGTGATTAGATTTGAATCAGCATTAACAACTTCAAATGATGACCCAATTTCCTCAAATGATGATTCATGTTTAGTATCAGCTACACCACGTTTAACGAGATAAGGAACGTTAATGATGTGCTCTTCTGATACATGAGGAGCTTCAATTGTAATCACATTCATACGCAACAACGACATAACAGTTTGAACTGAACTCGTTTTACCTGTGCCAGGATCACCAGTTAATAATAATCTACCTTTGCTGGTACCCATCATATTTTTAAGGACTGTTTTAGCGAACTTCTCTATTTTATCTCCTTTGATTGCTGATGGGATCTTTAGTTTCTTAACTTTACCTTTAGATAACTGTGATACCTTCACTTTGACATTGTCATCCACTTTACTGGGAATAACATTAATAGAGATTTTTTTATTATGAATTTTTGTAGCGAAATGCTTAAAGAAGTAAGCAACTTCATCTTTATAAAATGTCTTGATTCTAGGATCTAATTTAAAATAATCATTAAATACGTTATGGAACTCAGGATCTCTGAAACTTCTAAACTCTTTTCCAGCAATAGAATGGAAGAATTTAACTAAATTTTTACTATTTATATTAAGTCCTGTATTTTTTCTTTTGAAAATTCCTTTAACTACAACTTCGTTTACTGATACTTCATCCGCAGAATTAAAATCTCTAAATTTTTTCATTTTAACTCCACGCCATCAATCTTTCAAATTGTTCTGGATTCGCTTCTCTTAGCTTCATATATTTGATATAAGTATCATAATATTCAAAATTATCAGTGCTAAGCATCGGAATTCTAAACCGTTGTTCTGTTGTAGGATCTAATTGCTCCCAGTAATAGTCATCAGATTGTGATGAAAATGTTTGAATATCAGTTGAATCTTCTAATATTTTGTCTATAATGTTACTGAAATTGTGCATGAATAGTATCCTTAGTTATTAATATATTACCCTTTTATTTATCGCTATTATATCCAATATTATTAGGTAAACTCTTATCCTTTCGCAATTCTACAAACACTGGAAGGAATAGAGAAGGTGCTTTTTTACCTTTACTATTGATGATAGCATTATACTGAACCTCAATTATACTCCCAATCAACTCATCCCTTCGATCCCAGAATAACGTTCGTTGAGCATCTGATAATCCAGTTCCAACATCCACTCTAAGCGTATCAGAAGCATCAGTCACAGATATTGATCCCAAACGCCCTTTATGCCGCCCAGAACCTTCATTTAGACCTGTAATTTTCAAATCAATATCTAACACTTCTTTCATTTTCACACAATCACGACTTCGTCGATTCTCCCAAATAGAATCTCGATTTTTGAGTATTATACCTTCTTCTCCCTCAGCAACTTTAATCTTATATAATTCTTGAGCTTGTTCATGAGTGTAAATAATAATATTATCAATTGTAGATACATTCACACATTCTTCAACCATACCCTTTAGATCATCAAGACGTTCCTCTGCTCCTTTATTATACTTCCCTTTCCAAAAATCATCCAAAGGAACAATATCCCAAGCAACCATTTTCATTTTCAATTTATCTTTATCAGAAGCTGTGAAAGCTATACAACTATTCATGATACCATTACCAGTCTTCCTATCAAGAATTATATTATCTTCGTAAGCTAACAACTCTCCATCTATAACGTATCGTCCAAAAGGTAGATCAGAGAATTGTGATGTTATATCAATAACACGACCATTACGAGTGTAACAAGTTATATCACCTCCATCTACGATAACTTCTAAACGCCCTCCATCCATTTTCGTTTGCGCTAATATACCCCTTTCAAAATCAATTCTAGCTAGATTCTTCTCATTAAATGATGAAGCTAACATAACAGGGAATTCCTTAATGAAATCATTTCCCCATACCTTGTTTACTGTTTTATATGATACACCACATCTAAGATCCTTCTTAATAATCATTTCAAGAATCGGAGCATTTAAAGAAGATTGTTCAGATAACTCTTTACTCAATGCATCAATAGCAGCATTACCAGTAAGCTCTCTACTAATAAGTAATTCGAGTGTAATAAATGAATCTTCAAGATTATATGATTCTTCTGCATTTAGATAAGACGGAATTTTTTTAATGCCGAATGTAATCATAGGATCGAGTGCATACTTAAAAACTTGTTTAAGTAACTCATTATCTTTGTGTTCATTTAGAATAGCAAGTTTCTCAGTTTTCTTACTTGTTACTGTCAACGCATTTAGTATATCTTTAATATTCATACTGTACCTCCTCCATTTGAACCTAGAAATACCCAAGTGATAATCAACATAACTATTACAAATATAAGCATATCAAATATCATTATAAATCTCCATCATAAAATTAAAATCAACCTCCAATCTAAAAATTCCATTAGATAAATCAACAAACCCATAATTAGTAAGTCCAGCGATTAAAAACATAACAACGAGTGACCATCCCATCAATTTAATCATCAGCCATCGCCTCTAAAGTTCTATTAACTGCATTAACAGCATCTATACCAATATCACAATAATACCCACTTTTAACAATTAATGCTTCCATTGCTTTGATGATCATCTGTTCTTTCAATGTTTCATTTACGTTACAAGATATATCATCTGAAAATATCCTCTCTTTTGATAAATCACCAACCCATATAGACTTTATAACGATACCATGCGAATCATACATAGTCCATTCACATTCTTCTGGTTCAAAAAGGTAGAAGTAAACATAATTATTCCAATCAAACCAACCTCTTTTAGTTTCATATAAACTAGATGCATCTCCTCGTGCTAACATACTTCGAACACTATCTTCATCAGTATAATCATCTTTTAATACATCTAACAGTGAATCACCATCACAATGATTGTATATCGATTCAATAGTTCCATCTTCATTCAAAATACCAACTAAAGCATTTGTACTCATAATTGTACTCCTAATATTTTATTGAAACCAATACTCTTCAAACTAATAACTATAACACTAGTGAAAATTATCAAACCTAAAAACACCGCCATAAAATCATACATATTAATATCTCCATTTATTGTATGTCTATTATACACTAGAAAATGATAAAAGACAACAGTTATTTTCAACTTAAAATATTTTCTTTCTAGTGGAGTAATGTGGTATAATAATGATTAGAATCACAGAGAAGCTTCATCCATCGTAACTTCTTGATGTTAACACTCATCTATTAAATATACTCAAAATAATCGTAAAAATGATAATACCACCCAACATTATCATAATAAACAGTAAGCTATACAACAAAATAACACCTACAATTCCCCCAACTAAAGAGCTTAATACCATAAACATTATTCTATAATACCAGTTCTCTAATTCTGTGAAAATATAACCAGTAGCTGTACCAATAATACAACCTAAAATAAAAAACAAAATATCAATATATGTCAAAAATTCCATCATACACTATCCAAAACTTTAACTGCTTTTTTAATCAAACGTTTAACCTCCACACTTCCTTTACCAAATATATCTACATATTGTTTCAATGGAGAGAATTCATCAAGCCAAGCTTGATCCCATCCATATATCTGAATGAATACAGGTAAATCAACCGACCCAAATGCATCAATTTCATCAAGATCTTGTCTATACTCAATCCCCTGCTTTAAACTTCTTCCCATTTCTTTTTGTATAATATCAACAGGTTTTCGAGAATATTGATATACATGACGCATTTCATGATGATAAGTTGTATGCGCATCTTCTTCGATAAGGTGATGAGGTGTAGTTATCTCATATGTATCAGGATTTATATAAACTGCGAATGTGATTTCTGGTTCATCATCCCAAATCATCTGAGATCCATCAAAAAATCCCCCTATAATAGTAACCCCTATTTCAGATTCAGGTGAATCATAAAACACCACATCTGAATCTAGGTATGATGATACCAACCAACCCTCAAGCTCATTAATATTCATTTGTACTTGCTAATAACATCATCAATAAGTTCAATAACAGTATCATCAAAATCAGTTCCTGCTAATGTTACATCAAAATCTCTAGTCATATTATCGACTGCATCATAAAACCCGTTGTCATAAGATTCAACGTTATTTATTTCAACCAATTCTTTTAATTTTACAATATCATCAATTAAAGTGTTATACACATCAAGTATTCTCATCTGAAATTCTCTATCATTTACATCAAATTCAAGATTATAAATCTCAAGTTGGTTGAGTAGTGTGTTATCATCAAAACAATCTCTATATTTCATATTATTTTCCTTTCGTGAATGTATAGTATATCACGAATATCTGATAATGTTAATAGCTAATAAATAAACATATGAAAAGTGATCAACTATATGTATTAGAATGCAACGGGTATTATAAAATAGGAATAACGAATAATATCACAAATAGATTGAAATCGTTACAAACTGGTAATGCTCATGAAATCAATGTCATTCACATTGAAGAACGCTACAAACCTGAAAAAGCGGAAAAATATCTTCACCAAAAATTCTCAAATAAACGGTTAAAAGGTGAGTGGTTCAAAGAAGTTACATTACATGAGATTCTAGTAGCGTTAAAGTTGTTTTTAGATCAACCTATTCACCCAGAAGAATTCAATTAATACCTTCGTTTACCTTTTCTTGATATAGAGTCTTTACTGCTATCATTGAATTCAATCGGCTTCTTGATTATCCATTTTACAAATTTCTCTATATTCTTATCAGTTTTAATCATATCCAAAGTATTGTATAAATGTAACATATCTCTCTCAGAGAAAAGTGAATGTAACTTCATATGACACACTTTATGTAAAGTTAATAAATTAGAATCATCTCGTTTACCTTTAAATGTTTTAGGTATCAGATGGTGCATAGAGATTTCATTATCAGGTATATCTCTATCACACAATTCACACTTAGACAATTTCATTGATTAATGTTCCTATAACATCTTCATTATTAGCTAATTTTTCTTTGATTGCATCGATAATTGCTCTAGATGTTTCGGATGGAATTTCTCGAATGACTTTATCAGTAGTAGTATCTGTTATTTTTATTACCGAGTGATCTTCAACCATCTCAAATCGAACTGAGTGATTCTGATTATATAACGCTTTGTTCACGTTAATGATATCAGTTTCAGTAACATTAGCAACAGTCTCAGTTGCTTTAAGATCTAATGCATCTACTTCAATAACTCTAGAATTATCTCGATCTGGTACCATTGCTCCTGGAATAGAAATTGATGATGAAATGTTAGTTTGTATTACTGAAGTATCCATTATTTACCATCCGTTTAGTAACGTGCCTATAGTGCTTTGAACGATCATCAATTTTTTGAAGTCACGTGTTTTGATAGCAGAGTTAAGAATGTGTATAGATTTGTAATATTATCTTGTGCTGCATCAAATCCAGCAATAGATGCATTAAGACGTGTCACCATACCCGTTTGAGCAGCGTTTAAATCATTTTTACCAGTTGATAACATTTTACCAACTTGACTCATACGAGTATCTGTACGGTCAATAGAACCCATAACAGGGCTTTGTAGATTGGAAATTCCAAACATAATAATTCTCCTAAGAATTGTAATTAAATAATGACCAAAGTGGCCTTTGTTTTACTATTTTAGGAGTTTGCAAGATCTGTTCTTTGACAGTATACTATACAACTCAACATCTATTCTGCCGGTTATTTTAAGGGAATCCGATCAATCCCTATCTTTATTTATCTTAAAACGTTAAAATTGCACATTTTTAACATATTATACCTAATTTAGAGCTGGCGCGGATCACAATAATCCCCCAGCGCTAAGCGATGCAAGGAGATTACATCATATGCCCAGGATATTCGGATCATTCTATGATCTCTCGTTCTTCTTTTATAGTCTCCACCCTCAATACTGTAACACACTTATTATCAACACAATACTCAATTTCGTTACTTTTAATCGATGTATCAGATCTAGGTGATTTAACAACCTCAATAGGTCCATACAACTCTTTATAAGCAGGTGATATGATATAAGTTAATTCCATCACAACATCCCCGAATCCAAATGAATATACGGGTGTGTTCCCAACAACCAACATCATAAAGATGACGTTTTTCACTTAAAATCTCTTAAACGCTTCAGAAGCTTTATTATGATCCCCTTCACTATAAGTGTTAATCTCAATCACTTGTGGTTTATTATAATCACCTTCAGTGAATTGAGGACCATCTAATGATAGAGATACAAGAACGTAAGTTCTATAAAATCCAGTTGAGTCTTTGAATGCAGCCTTCTCTATAATATCATATCCACGAATCGATACATCTTTAAATCCAGATTTCGATACACTCTCACTTTCTGATGTTGTTCGACCTTGTCCACCTGAACTATTATCAGCAGTATAAGATTTGAACTGAGCACCTACATCAGAAGCAATCTTATCTCCTAATGACACTTTAGCAGAGTGAGTAGCCTTTTTCATACTGAATTGAAGGTCATCTGAGATACCTGTACCTGATGCATAAATCACATCATCATCCTCTGGAAAATTTAAGTACCAACTCGGTACTTGTGTTTCTGGTCCCATAGTAGATAAATCAGAATCATTTGATGTTAGTGGATTCGTTACACATCCAGATAATGATGCAGTAATCGCTCCCGCTAATAATAGTTTAGTGTGTATCATAATATATCTCCCGTTATGTTGTCTGTAATTTAATTATACCACGAAAAGAGGAGTTTGGTAATCAATTTTTAATAATTATTTTACAAATCTAACACCTTCATAAATTTCCTACCGATTCTTTTAAATGGCAGTTGTTTCTTAATATAATCTTCTATTGAATCTGCTGGAATTTTATTACCTTTGAACATAGAGGTTGTATACATCACTTTAGAAGTATTCCACTTAGAAATATCTCCATTGAATTGAGAATTATAGAACATATAACTCATATTAGTTACTTTAGAAGTATCCCATTTAGAGATATCTCCGTTGAACGGAGAATTTATAAACATTGAGTATGTACTAGTCACATTAGAAGTCTTCCATTTAGAGATGTCCCTGTTGAACGGAGAATTATAAAACATATAACTCATATTTTTCACTTTAGAAGCATTCCATTTAGATATATCCCCATTGAATTGAGAATCTTGGAACATACTAGACATATCAGTTACTTTAGAAACATTCCATTTAGAGATGTCCCCATTGAATTGAGAATTATAGAACATATAACTCATATTAGTTACTTTAGAGACATTCCATTTAGAGATATCCCCATTGAATTGAGACTCATAAAACACAGAATCCATATCAGTCACTTTAGAAACATCAAGATCATTTAAATCTGCATCATCTAATCTTTCATTAATAATACTCTTTAGATGTGCCTTGTCGCTGATTTTAATCATAAATCTAACATCCTTGTATATTCGTACTCTACTCTTTTGTACGGTAACTGTTTCTTAATATAATCTGCTGGAATTTTACTGCCTTTGAACATAACACTCATACTATAGAAACATTCCATTTAGAGATGTCTACGTTGAATTTTGGTAGCGAGCCATGGTAACGCTCCATGCTAAAAGGGATATGAACCCAATCCAGTCCTTGACTAACTCGCTATTGATTATTTATCACTTTCAGCATTAGATATCTTGAATTCTTCACCATTCTTACCAGCGTGATATGCTATTTGCATTAATGTTGGAATCAAGTACACATCATTGAAATTCCAGCCAAGATTATTGTCTCCACCTTCATACACTTCAAATACATTTTCGCTATTAACATTAATCCGATAGAATCTCTGATACCCGTTATCTTCTATGTATTTAACACTACTAACTAGTCTGTTCAATTAGTAATCTATCCAATTTACTTAGAACTAACTTTCGGTAAGGTAGCAATTAACTTACTGCTGATTAGGCGTTATCATTTATTTACAACCTTTTCTATATGTATATTATACTCTAAATAATGATAAAAGTCAACGATTATTTTAATTTATCTTAACATATATTATAGATAAATATAATCAATATTAACAAGGAATAACATGAACGAAAATACAATAGTAAACAATGCAGCTCAATATAATTTTAATGATGTAATCACAAATTTTCAGGAGCTTCCAACTTTATCATTAATGCGTGAAATTGCTACTATAGTACCAATGAAATTACCAAGTGGTAAGATAATAAACATTAAGAAACAAACTGGTTCAAATGCTTATGAAGCAGTTGAAAGTGTTCTTCAAGTAAATACCGATACATCTAACCCACTACAAACTGGTTTATCTACAGAAGCTATTAAAGATATATCTATTCAATATGGAGATACAGGACAAAATTATGCAAGTAAATTATTGAAGAGTATAGTAGAATCAAATGAAGATTATACGTTACTAAATTATCTCGATAATAACTCATTATCTACACCAGTTTTAACATTATCAGATAAAGGAAGCTCTGAAACATCATTATTCGAGATCACTCAGAGGGTACAAGAATTAGTGATGAAAATGAATACACCTAATTTCCGAACGTATGATGCCTTTGTTATCCTTCCATATAAAGCAGCTGCTAGTATATCAGCATTGAATGCGTATATTGGAGGAAGTGAATATGTAACATCTAGAAGCAAAAGATTAATAGTTGGACGTGTAGGTAAAACTCTATACTATGTAAATCCAGACATTAGTGCAACTAAAGCGTTCATAGGACTTAAAGAGGAAAATGATGAATTCGGTGCTTCTTCATCTTTAATAATGGGAACTTATCAACAAGAAATTGTAACAAGCACATTCTCCAAATCTATGCAAGATAACATCGGAATCATCAATAGATATGCTTTAGCAATGAATCCATTATCTTCTGTCGGTTCCGAAATGTTAATGAAATTTGATATCAATTAAACTGAGAGCGTATACCCATAGCAACTGCTGAATAAAAACTCGTGCCTGCTTTAAGTAACTTATCATTGAAATAAAAATCTCTTAATATTACATCACCATTACACCATCCCCTTTCTACTAGCAAATATCCTTTTTCCTCTAGTAGAGTTCTAGTTGCTTCAAAACTAGGATGGTTAATATGACTTAATGAACCATATTTTTTACCAGACTCGTCTATTATATTTATTATCACTGGTACATCAGATAAGAATTCAATATCTATATACACCCTTAAAACTTCTATTTGACTGTTTTCATCAATCGAGTTATATTTAACATCATATGTCATTGATATTCTCCTCCAGTAACAAGTTAACATGCTTAATACTTCAAATGCGCCTCCCTGCAACGGAATTGAACCGCCAATATGCATTTGTGACCACACACTCAGGGAGTCAAATACTATACATGTCATTGTCGCATTGACCCCTTATGACCTCGGGGCACAGGGTCTTATTCGCGTGCCCTTTCCCCCGGATAGATTCGAACTATCTATCGTATAGCATAACAAGGCTACTTCAAACCATTAAGGTTTTCCACCACCTAGTTCCAATTAGATGAGATAGCGTGAGTGTTTTATTTACTAACATAGCAGTATGCTCTGCTCGTATCAATTATCGTAGATAAACCGTAACGTCATTATCCTCGCTAAGCACCTTATACTCTAAGATCAGACCACTATTTTACTTCAATGGTTATGAAGGGAATTTACAAGGACAAATAATATACTAAAACAAGTGTAGCTAGACTTACTGAACATATTAACATTCCTATCTCCGATTCCTCAGTTTTTGCAGTATGCAGTGAAATTAATAAGCTATCACCTGCTTCAGTATGTTCAATGCCATCGTAATACTTAAAGTAATTTTCAGCAGAGTCTCCTGCAATATAATCTTGTTGAGATGTAACATCTCACAGTGTTTCCAGCTTGTAGTAACTATCTTCACATTCATCTACTAATCTATAATATACAACTGTCACTTTTCCATCCACTAACCATTAAAAACGTATACCAAGTACATTCCCAAGGATCTTTATAAAATTTAGAATCAAATTCATCCCAGAATAACCACTTTATAACAAAGAAGAAAGGAAATCCTAAAAATAATATAGGTGTTAACAGCCGTTTAATTAGTAATTTCATATTTTACCTTTTTTAATAAATTTATTTTTTATTGTGAGCATATGCTGATGCAATAATAATAACTTCTCTCATAAAAGAAATACCATCAGCAATAGACAAGTTATCAGCTATAGCAATAGCGTTCCATAGCAATACTTCAATATCCACTTTCTTAGCATTACCCTCAAATTCAAATTTTGGATGCTCTTCTTTCATTAGGCGCATATCAGCGGATATATCGATAACTCCGTTATCATATTACTTACCTGTCACTGTATTATCCACGATTAGATAGATATGGTCGTATAAATCTTTTTCTGTCTCCACTCCATTACTATCTTCAAAATTTTGAAATAATAACACCAAAAAAACAATAACCCAACCAACATTATTATAATTGTAATTGTAATTTTTTACTTCATTCATTTTACTTCTCCTATTTAATTATTCTTCTGGTTCCAACAATCTGAAAACTAAGCTTAGATTATGATAATCCATACTCACTGGAGAGTGTTTACATTCTCTAAAAGACTCGTACAACTCTGATACATCAGTACCAGTGATTGTTAATTTTCTAACCACCTCTGGACCTAACATTTCTCTAAAATCACGTTCATCAAAAAATTTAATCATTGTAACAATTCTCCTCTTTACACAATTCAATGTAATCATCATAAATATCATCTTGATCCATTGCTATAGCAATAGCAACTCCTCTAATTAAATCATACGCAGTTTCTGGATCAACTTCCGTTGAGTCATAATTAATATCAATATGCTCTTTAATATTATGTAACATCTCTTCGTATATTATATTCATTTTAGTTTCCTTTCTTGCTTTAGTAAGGTCTATTATACAGGATTTGAAGAAAAAGTCAACAGTTATTTACTCATTTAACTCTTTGAATTTAAATAAAATGTTAAATTAAATTCTAGATGTTTGGAGCACATGATTGGATTCGAACCAACGACTATACAGATTTGCAATCTGTTCCATTAAACCACTTTGGTACATGTGCATTAATTGGATCTCCTGGAAGGATTCGAACCTTCATAAACAGATTCAAAGTCTATTGTCCGACCATTAGACGACAGGAGAAATGTTATTTAAATATATTATCAAAGTCAGATTTTGTTACATAATATCCAAATTCTTCCATCAACATCCTTTTAACATATATATTTGGAAGTCTGAATATTCCAGGAATATCATCAAAACCTGCCATCGTTGCTACTTCAACCACAGCACCAGAACGGCATACGCCTGCAACACAATGAACTACTATATTCATATCACCGTGCTTCGCTTTTCTAATTAAATTTGCGATGTCTCGTGTTTGTGCTTTTGTTATTCTAGACTCCCAACCAACATCATCAGAACATTCAACATCTGTAAATTCAAACTGATGCATACTTTTGAACTGATGATTAGGCAACGGAAATTCCATACCAGGATCAACAATCTGTATAAGCATTGAGTTTGTTCCTGGATTCACGTGAACTCCTGTAACAATATCAGCATATGAAACATTTTGTATTTTCATTTTATTTCTCTATTGTTAGGATATTATTGGCCCACGACCCATTGGACAATTCATATTAGTACATACATATCCAGTAGTGCCGTTAAAATCCATTCCACATAGATTGCACACTGGGGATTCAGATTTAAAAGTTGGTGGAGTCGGATAATACAGAGGTATATTGTTATTATTCTCTAATTCTTCCAATCTAGCTTCTAATTCAGTAATTCGTTTAGCTTGTTGATCATCAACTACCGTTAACTGTTCAAATAAATCGTATTCTGCTTCTGTCATATCTACATTTCTCCTGAAATTAATTACCACAGTTATTAATATTACACTATAACATTTCATGAAATAGTATTTAACTTTAGTATACCATATAAAATAATGAAAGTCAATAGCGAATAACTATTCAACTGTATATAAAATGGCGGAAGCCTAGGGGATCGAACCCTAACGCCCGTTTCAGAGCTAACTGTTTTCAAGACAGCATCCGTCGCCAACCATCGGATGGGACTTCCAATTTAGTACCCTTGAGAGGATTCGAACCTCTATATAACAGTTTCGAAGACTGTAGCCTTTCCATTAGACTACAAGGGCATTATGTAACATGGTGGGCCTTCCAGGAATCGAACCTAGACTCAATCCATTATGAGTGGAGTGCTTTACCTTTAAGCTAAAGGCCCTTTATTGGTGGAAGACAGAATATTCGAAATTCAAACCTTGCGGTTCACATTGTTTAGCAAACAAGTCTAGTCCCTGACTAGTTTATCTTCCGTTTGTTGGTGTCCTCTGGAGGAATCGAACCTCACGCCATCCACCTAACTCTTGGATCAGTTTAGAAGACTGATGTCAGGAACAAAAGACTAAATATATTACATCAATCATTAAATGGAGCCTGTGGAGGTGATCGAAACCTCTCAGCACAGCTTGGAAGGCTGGCGTCTATCCATTAGCTCACAGGCATATAACTGGTAGAGAATATCAGAATTGAACTGATCAAGCTGACTCCTTGCAAAAGAATCCTGGGTACCCAAGCCCATTCCCCTATTTTATAACATTATATGGTCGTAATCCTTGGTACTGCCCCAAGCTATTCTTCTTTATGAAAGATGAATGATCTCTTGATCGATTACGGGCGCCGTGCCAGGGATTCGAACCCCGAACCATGAGTGTTGGAAACTCCTGCTCTGCCAATTGGAGCTAACACGACATTTTTGGTATCCAATAAAGGTAACGCTCCTTTGGCTCCTCTTTGTAAGAGAGATGTTTTACTATTAAACACATGTTAAATTGTGAATTAATGTTACAAACAGAGAACAATACCAAGAAAACAAAATCAACAATATCATATAGTGATTTAATCACTGCTATTACTGAATATGATAATATACATCTCAACTAAGGTTCCAAATTATACTTGCTAATGTATTAACGATACCGCAGCGCTAGACTTAGTGAAATATCTTCATTTCACATCAATCGGTTATTTGGCGCCTTGGAGGGTAATCGAAACCCTATATGAAGATCGACAATCTTCTGTACTAACCATTATACGACCAAGGCAAAAATTTCTTTAAAGATACTCTAACGAATACCCTTAAAGAAACGAGGAATACAAAATTCCTCATGTCTCTATGCAATTGTGTTGGTTACCATCTTAAAAGACTTGTTCCCTCTACAATACCCTAGCTTATGGATCTAGGTATCCTATATATCAATAAACAGTTGTTACGTGTTTAGACTTCCGTTTATAATCATTCTTCCTATCTCGAAAGACTCGAGAATGATTATATTCACTTGAATGTTTCGCAACAAAATTACGAGACACATTCTTTTTCTCTTGTTTAATTGTTTGCATAAAAAAACCCTCCAAGTTCATACTGGGAGGGTCCTTCTTGAATGAGTGTATTGAGCTACTTCATTCAGGGACCCCTCCCTTATAATTCGATCCATTTAACCAACATACTATGGCAGGACTGAACACGGGCGTAATTGTGCCGTGATCTTGTTCCTGTCTAAGTGGTTGTGTAAATGTTTTCATAAAATCCTTTTGTTTGTATATTTCTATATTATACTATTATTTATCTCTTTTGTATATTTCTATATTATACTATTATTTATCTCTTTTGTTCATTTTTTTTCTTGATAACCTATTTACCATCTGCTATCAAGACTTCCTGGTGATTATTATATATAATTTCAATTAGTAACTCCAGTTCATATTACAAATATTCAAAGCAAAAAATCCTGACCATCTACATCATAAGCACAAGGATATTTTCCATTCGAGTGCTCAATAGGTAATCTTCGTTTCCTATTAAACACTTTGATGATGTCGTCATAAACCACTGCAACTTGATCTAAATTTAGATCATAATAAGTCATTCCACCAGCAGGGGTTTTATCGATGAATTCCCATCCACCTTCAATTTCTGCACGTTTAAACACGTTGATCTCCAAATCTACATCATTGTTTTATCTGGTCTAATATTACCACCCGCCCCTTGACCTTCACCGAAATACTCATCTGATGAATTTCCGGTTACATATGTATCAAACATCTTCTTTAATGTAGGATTCTTAGATAACTTAGCGAGCGCTGACTTTTCAATAGCGAGAATTCGTTGAATTGTAAGAGGTTTTTCAGCTCCTTCTTCAAATTGAAGTTGCTCTGCTACTTCTCTGAGACTCATTGCAGGATTAAATCCCAACCCCTTATACCCATCTTGCTTAACCATCTAACCCCCCGACCATAATATATTATCATCCTGATCCAATACCATTACCTCTGTATCAGGAAACCCCATCTTAAATAGCTCCCTTGCTTCGGTAATCATTAATTTGAGATCATCAGCGACATCAACAATACATGAATGATACGCATCAATTGTGAATACTTTAAACATTATAATTCTCCCATAATTCAATTAAACGACCTATAACAGGTCCAGCAACTAACCCTACAAACATCAATTCAATTATACTCATATTACTTTCCTTTCTTGCTTCAGTGAGGTCTATTATACAGGATTTGAAAAAAAAGTCAACAGTTATTTTAATAAAATTTAATAATCAGCAAATATACACATATCCCTTAAAATATAAACCACATAAACACAGGGGGTTTAAGTGCCCAAAATACAAGAAATGTTTAAATAACCGTGTTTATTAAGGTTACTGTACTCTCATACCTAACTTCCACCTCAAATCAAAAAACACGCTTATTAATGAAAGTTATGATATCTGGATTAAAATTACACAATCAGCTGAAAGTATTCTACACAAGACAAGTTATTGGAATGTTGTAAATGTATCATTCAGGTTTCAATCTACTAAATATATTTACAACATTACCACCAGAAGTAGAATTATTAATATCAGGTTTAGGAATCTCATTAGAAACAGTATCAATATAAGCATATTTAAATTGTTTAAGATTAATCATAGTTCCGTCAGGCATCTCCACTATATAAGGGATGGATTCCAAATGTTCAAATACCATTGCTGGTTTATTAGAAATCTCTCCATCAACTACAATATCATACTCAACACATGATTCTTTATCTTCATCTAAACAATAAGTGATGATATAGTTAATAGGATTGGTTATATTTTCAATTTCCATATTAAGCCTCCACTATCATTTTCATTCTAATAATATCTATAGCAATATCATGGAGAGCGTGATGTTTTATAATAGAAACTCCTTGATCTGGTATATTAAATCCGTTATAAATCTTATAATCAGACATACATTCAATCCAAGTACGGGTATCTCTCTGCATCCACTGAGGGTACAATACCTCTTCTTTTTGAGAGTATATAATATCATCAATGATACTAAAATCAAATGACGGAGATCGAGCGAATACAAAAAAATCAGAATAATCTGATATATATTCACGAAGTGATGGAATCAAACTCTTATATGATACATCATCATTTGACGGTTTAAGAATATGCTGAGCTTCTTCTCCAACATCTTTCCACCAATCTAATGTATCTTTGCTGATGGTGCGACCATCCTGTACTTGCTCCTCAACATCAAACGTTTTGTAATATCCAGTATCAATGATATCTTGATAACTAGGTAAATCTTTATCTAGATCCACGTAGTAAGCTCCTAAAGATAACACAACGGCTGATGGACGAGTATCTAAGGTCTCGAAATCTATAATTAAAAAACTTTTCATATTAATCCTTTTTTATAGAATATCGACCTTCTCGACATTCAATTATATTATATTGATCGTACATGTTAGGCCAATGTTTCTCATCAACCTTAACCTCTACTCTCATTGAATCTGTATTCTGATGGGTACAATATATTAACCCATACTGATAACGTTGCTTGAATAAACATTCTAAGCAAGGAGAGTACATATTCATCGGTAATCACACATTATTAATATCTCCCATTAAATTCTTCAACTTATTCTTAATGAAATAGTTAAACACTTTTTTCCGATCCCCTTGTCCATCATATTCATCATACATCTTATTGATATCTAATTTAATATCTTGAGGAGTGTAACTCAAATCAATCAATTCCCTATTCCGTTGATAATTTTCTGATAAATCTGGATGAGCAATTAACTCATCCTCATGCATAGCCATACACGCATCTAAGAACATCTTTCTGATCGGAGTCTGTCTCTTCCCTTCGGTTATAAGCGTTCCTCCATCAGTCAATATATTCTCGATACCGTCACCTGAATCTCCTTTGATGATATGAGTCTTCAGATATCCGGGTTCCCCTCTAACCAACTTCTTCATAGTTGGATTCCATTGCACTACATTCCCAAACTCGTGAAGCTGTTTGAAATCATGATCTGAACTTACGATAACAACTTTACCTCCACTCATAGCATGTCGTCGCCCTAACTGACCTATAATATCATCAGCCTCTGCCCTTTTATGACTAACAGCTTTCCACGGCATAAACTCATTAATCTCATCTATAATTTGATTGATCATTGGAAATATCTTATCAAAATCATAAGGTGATTTATCTCTACCCTTCTTACGATGAGCTTTGTAATGAGGATACACATCCTTCCGCCAAGATCGTCCCTCCCCACATATCACAATATCATCTGGTTTAAACTTTTTATTTAATGCAATAATAGATCTAAAAAACACATGACGAATGAGACTTATATCAACATCATCTTGTTTTCTAGTAGTAGCAAATATAGCTCCAAGCAGAATCTGATTCTGATCAACTAGCATTAACGTACTCATAATTGATCCAGATCCTCCATATACAACTCTTGTTCAGTCTTACGTTTCAGTGATTTTATATCAACCATCAACACTTTAATTTTACTTTTCAACATAGTAACCTTCTCTTTTGTTAGGGAGTGAATCGGCATATTCAATAAGTAATCATATAACCCATCTTTCTCGATTACCCCATTGACTTTTTTAATTTGTTTTATTATATCACATTTTTTAGTGTTTGTAACTATTATATCTCCATCTATTACAGATTTAATGAAGATATATCTCGATGTCAACAGTTCTCCTTCATGTTGCATTTGTGATAACATATATTTTTTTCGTTTCAAAGTATATGTAAGTTTAATATCAACCCACGCTTTCAGCAGATCAACATCATTATTAAACACTTTAATTTTATTATCTTGATCTATTGTAGTGAAGTTCTCCGACACTTTCTTAACCAATTTTAACGTATCGAGAATAAAACCCTCATCTCGATCTCTGATAACCCCTCTAGAGAAATCTACAATAAAATTAAATTGATCATTGTCACTTCGATCTTCAAATGATTTTAACACTTTACTATCTTCAAGACCATTAAGAATGTTAACATATGATTTAAGAGTATATCCAATAGGTAATTCAGTAATCTCTACTTTATTCATAGACAGTAACTTAATACTCCCTGAAATTAACCACTTACTATCTCCATCCCCTTTAGAGATAGTTCCTCTGAAGCCGTTGTAATGTGGTTTCTGGGCTCGGATACTCTTTCCATTAATAAAATTAATCAAAGACTTCTTAATTCCATCTACCTTCCGAGGAAGTATTTTCTGAGCAAATCCAGGTGATATACCTTCAGATCCATTAACTAATATAAGAGGTAGTGTTGGTATAAAGAATATAGGTTCAATAACCTCTCCTTCAAATGTTTGATGTTTCAATACAGGTGAATCATCATCATTGAATAAAGAGTTGAAATAACTCTCCTTGTGAGTAAATATGTATCTTGGAGCTGCTGCAATAGGCTCGAAACGAGATCCAAATTCTCCTGCATCTTTTAACAGTGGTAGATTATTTGAACCGATGTGATGTTGAGCTAATGTAACAATCACACCACTTGCATCCCCGTGTAAGTATTGATATTGCTCAGACATCTTACTAGCAAGCTGTAACACTTTATGTTCTTTATTAATATTATTTCGAATGATTGTAGCAATAATCTTCCGAGATGTGTTTTTTAATCCATCAACATAACTACAGATTTTACGTAAATTGTCATATGATGCATAATCAACATAATCAGTTGAGAAGAATTCAGTCGTTGTTGTCATAATATACCTTTACAATTTAGCAATAGAAAATTCATTAGCTAATACATATTCTTTTCTGATGTCAGATGTATTAGATGATAGCCAACTAGTGATAATAGTGTTATCATCAAAAATTACATTATCAATCATATTATCTAGACCATCAATATTAATAACATGTCTTAATTGATCTGCTCTCCAAGATCCTAATCCTTTTACGTAAAAAGCTTCACAACCCTTCATATCTACTTCAGTCCATGAATTAATTTCTGTCATATCATAAGCCCACTTAATAACCTTATCTCCTTTTTTAAGGACCATCAATGGAGTTCTTAATCTTGATACACTTACATCAGGCATGTATGTTATAAAGAATCCAAACAAAAGACCAGTAATTTTATTACCGTCAAGATCAGCATCTGTTGCAATCACAATCCGATTAAAATCTACATTATTAATAATTTTATACAATTCTGATAACTCTTTATTTGCTGTGAATTTTTGTTGCGACGCGTTCACTGCATTCAACGGTACCCCTTTAAGTTCATAAAAGGAATTTCCTCTCCTCCCGAGTATTTTCATTAAACCAACTCGAGCACTTGTCCCTTCACAGATATATAACTTATCAACTCCCCCAATAGCAGGAAAATATTTCTCTGACTTAATCCTTTTAGTGACTTTATCTAATTTTTTAAGCTCTTGCCTTTTCTTAAACTCTTCCTTAATTCTAAACACTTCTGTGATAGGATCAATTAATAATTTATTCTTCGCTAACTTATATACAAAACTATCCCAATCAACATCTCCCATATACTCCCTAATGAATGATGCTGAGTTACTCAAACTCTCTTTGGTCTGTGAGTTTGTTTCAAATTTAGGAAAATCTCTAAAGAATACAACTAATTGCATCTTATTTCTAATGTCTCCTGGTTTAATACCTTTATGCTTTCTAATGAGTTTATCTTTAAGACGGTTTACTATATTATATGAAATATTATCAATATGAGTTCCTCCATCCTTCATATGTAGAGCGTTAACATAAGAGAAGAATCTGAAATCATCATTATCATTAGGAATAACACCAACAAACCACTTACCATCCCCTCCAGTTAAAACGTCTGCTCCTTTCCCAAATAAATTGATAAAATGTTTAGGACTCTTAGAATGTATTTTTTTATTATTAAATCTGAAAGAGATATCAGGAAACATAATAGATGCTATTAATACTCTCTGTTTCATAACATTCAACGTTACATCATCTATAACATCACACTCCAATCTAGAAAAATCTGGATGGAATGTAACTTGAGTGTAATTGAGAGATGAATTAGTAACCTTTACATAATTACTATCCATATTATCTTTTGAGGTGTAAACTAATTTCTGTTGACCATCTGAAGTTTCACCTTTAAATTTGGTTGAGAATATATTTACAACAGACGCCCCAACACCATTCATACCAGCTGTCATTCTAGTATCATCATCTTCAAAGTTAGAACCAGCTTTCATTTGTCCCCAAGCTAATACTGGACCATATTCTCCTGTAGATTCTTCTAATTCAACTGGTATACCTCTTCCAGTATCCTTGATAGTGATACTATCAGAAGTTATCTTTACACGGATATCCGTAGCGTATTCAAAGTTGGTACGAATAGCTTCATCCACAGCATTATCAAATACCTCCCCAAACATCTTAACCAATGCAGGGACATACTCTTTACCTTGATGTGATATAGAATCATCCTCAAGAAAAAAGTCTTCGTGGAGTTTAGTGTTAACCGATCCCAAATACATCGCTGGTCGCAATAGTACGTGATCTCTATCACTCAACACTTTAATTTGATTATCTTTCATACACTCTCAAATATACCACCGTAACCGAGTTTAGTTGCAAACGTTTGAATCTCAGATGCAAGGAAAAGTTTTTTCGTTCCAGGAAGTGTCCACTCTCTTCCTGCAGCTTTATCTGTATCAGATGCAAATGGAGTTGTGATTGAGTGATAATTTCCGAACTGAACTCGGCTAGTATAATATTCTTGTGTTAGATTAACCTTCATTATGATCTCTCTGTTTTAAT